GCATCACTCTGGAAGGGTTCGGCAAGGTCGCGGCAACGGGCGCCTTCTCTGACTTTGCTGCCCGCGATCCCGACGCCAAGCGGCTTGCTGATCTTGTCCAGAAGTACCCCGATCTTAAAAACCCGGTGACGGAGTTCCTGCAGGCCAAGGCTGACGACAATGAGGCTGTGAAGCGCCTCAAGGCGGCAGCAGAGGGTGTCGGGCTGGGGGCGGCTACCGAGGGCTTTATTCGCGGCGTCTCGTTCCTGCGGTCCCGTATGCGGGCTGGGCAGGCCGTCAGTGAACACGGCCAGTTGATACAGAAGATGGAGGAGGATGCGGCGGCCAAGTATGGCCGACTGTCCGAGGAAGCCATGGCGATCCTGGGCGACCCCAAGGCGCCGCTGGTTAAGACCCTCACGCCTGGCCAGAAGGGGTCCGTGGCGGCCAAGAAGATCGACGCGGCTGGTAAGGAACTTCCGGGCGACATCAATACCGACGCGCTGGTGGGCGGTCTGGTGAAAACCACGGACGCGGGCGGGCAGGAGATTTACGTCAATTTCGCCCGGATCGAAGCGGCCGACGACGTGAAGAAGGTGATCGGCCTCATGGCCGACGCCGGTAAGGACAAGATCAATGCCAAGCGGGGCGGGGCCAAACAGACCTTCGCGCAGATGGAGGAACTTGCCCGCGACCTCAATATGGACGTGACGGACCTGCTGGCCCGCCGTTCTGGCCAGCCCATGGGCGCGGCCGAGGCTATCGCCGCGCGTGAGTTGCTGGCAGCCTCGGCCACCAATCTGACGGTGATGGCCAACCGCATCGCCTCGGGAGCCGGCGGGCCAGCTATGGAGTTCGCGTTCCGCCGGCAGATGGCGGTTCATGCGGCCATCCAGGCCGAGGTGATCGCAGCCCGCACCGAGACTGCCCGAGCCTTGGCCTCATGGCGCATCCCGGCCGGCGGCGGCATCGAGGCAGCCAAGGCCGTGCAGGAGACGCTCAACGCGGCAGGCGGCTCGGCAACCACGCAAGAACTGGCGTTGCGGCTGACTCAGATTTCGCAGGCCCGCAATAACTCGCTCGGCCCCATGTCTGATTTCATCCGCAAGAGCGTCACGGCCCGCACGGTGGACGCCGCAATGGAGGCATGGAAGTCGGCCATGCTGTCGGGGCCGACCACCCACCTATCCAACATTTTCAGCAACTTCCTGACCATGGGTATTGCCCTACCTGAGCGGCGGTTAGCGCAGGCCATCAGCGACTTCCGGGGCACGACCGAGGGCGTTGCGGCGGGCGAGGCAAATGCCTTGGCGCACGGCCTCATAGAAAGCAGCAAGGACGCGCTGCGTATGGCATGGATGGCTCTAAAGACCGGCGATAGTCAGTTTGGCCGGGCGGCTGGAAAGGCCGATCTCACGCCCCAGCGGGCGATTTCCCGCGAGGCCCTCGGTCTGCCCGACAACGTGTGGGGCAACTCGGTCGACTACATCGGCAAGGGGTTCAATATCCCGTTCCGGTTCCTGACGGCTGAAGACGAGTTCTTCAAGACTATGACCTACCGGATGGAACTGCACGCCCAGGCGCAGCGTGTGGCTCAGAACGAGGGACTGGTGGGCGAGGCGGCGTCGCGGCGCATGAAGCAGGTGATCGATAACCCGCCCGAGGCAGTACGTTTGGCGGCCGAGGACTTCGCGTTGGCGTCCACCTACAACCGGGAACTGACAGGCGCCCTTGAAAAGATCGGGCAGGCACGCGGCAAGGACGATGCGTTTGGCCGTGCCATGCAGTTTGTCCTCCCGTTCTTCCGCACCCCCGTCAACGTGTTTTCGGCCTCGGTTGAACGGTCGCCGCTGGCCTACCTGACTAATCAATTCCGGTCGGACATTGCGGCGGGTGGGGCGCGTGCCGACCTCGCACTGGCTCGGATGGCAGCCGGCACCACGATCATGCTGGTGGCCGCGGACCTTGCCGATCAGGGCCTCATCACCGGCAACATTGCTCGAGATGCGGGTGCCAAAGAGGCGCGGCAGCGGCAAGGTATTCCGCCGTATTCTGTCAAGATTGGCGACAAGTGGGTATCCTATAACAAACTGGACCCCATTGCGATGCCGATGGCCGTGGCCGCCAACATGGCCGAACTGGCACGGCGATTTGAGGTCGAGCCGGACAAGCTGGACAGCGTGCGCGAGATTATGGCTGCGGCCATTTCCGGCACGGCCAAGGCTGCGCTGGACCGCTCATTTATGCAGGGCACGGCGGGCCTGATTGCTGCAATCGAGGACCCGGAGCAGCGGGCCGACCAGTACATGAAGCAGACGCTCGCCAGTTTTCTCACGCCTGCCGTATCCAAGACCGTGTCCGACCTCGTGGACCCCACTCAGCGGGAAACCTTCGACGCGATCCAGGCGATCGAGGCCCGTATTGCTGTCCTGTCGCAGACCCTCATTCCGCGTATGGACCTGTGGGGCCGCAACATCCGACTGGCCGAGAGCGGTGCCGGCCGGGTGTTTGATGTGATCTCCCCCGTCAAAGTCGAGAGCAGCCGACCGAACCCGATCGACGAGGAACTGGTGCGGCTCAACTTTTTTCCCGAGCGGATCAAGAAGCGGGGAACGTGGGACGGCGCCCCAGTCGAGTTCACGGACTACCCCGAGGTGTATGCCAAGTACGCCAAGCTGGCGGGCAACGAGCTACAGTTGCCGCAGTACGACAACATGGGCGCCATGGACTTCCTGAATGCGCTAGTAGAGGGGAAGTCTAGCTATGACGCCTATTGGAAGATCCTGACGGACGGAAAGGACGGCGGTAGGGCGCGGTTCATCGAGAAGGCTATCGACGACTATCGCAAGGCCGCCCGGCGAGCCATTGAGACGGACCCGGCGTTCCCCGAGTTCCGGCAGTACCTTGCCCAGCAGCAGACCGAGATGGCGATCAAGAGGGCGCCGACCGTGCCAGAGCGTGAGGTTGCGCCAATGATCCCGCCCCGGATTGGGTTGCAGTGATGGGGTTGCGGCGTCACTTGCCCGGCCTGTAACCTTGCCGCTGGGCAGGAGGACAGGATGAAGCGACTTCCGATCATGGCGTCCCTGCTGGCGCTGGGCGCCTGCAGCAGCATGGACCAGAGCATCAAGCTACGCGATCCGCAGACGCAACAGGTCGTGGAGTGCAAGGCCGACCCGATGAAAATATGGAGTTGGGACACGGCGCGCTGGCAGGAAGACTGCGCGCAGAAGTACGAGCGCAACGGGTTCACCCGGCTAAAATAAGACAAGCAACCAAGGGGGTACTGCCATAGGGCGCGCGGCTGCGCGTCCGGCCACAGGAGCAATTCATGCGGCGGCTACCCATAGCGCTCGGCCTTGTGCCGGGCGTTTTTGTTTGCGCGCTGTCCTACGGGGCAGGGGCGCAGGACCATCACCACCCACTGCATAAAGATTTCTACCAGCACTGGCGCGACCCGGCGAACCCCTCGCTGAGTTGTTGCAATGCCCGCGTCGAGGGGCCGGACGGAATGGAGGTTGGAGACTGCGAGCCGACGCAGGCCGAGGTCCGCAACGGCCAGTGGTTCGCTTGGGTGCGCCAGAAGCGCGAGTGGCTTGCCATCCCTGACAGCAAGGTACTGCGCGAGCGCAACCCCAATGGCCAGGACGCGCACCTCTGCTGGACGCCCTTGCGTGGCGTCATCTGTTTCGTCGGCCCGGATACAGGTGGCTGATGCCTAATCCCGGCCTACCCAAGGAGAAGATGCAGGAGACCGTGGACGCGCTGTCCGAGTACGGCAGCATTTCCCGGGCCTCCACTGCCCTGAACCTCAACCGCGCCACGTTTGAAGGGCGGTTGCGTGAGGCCAGACGGCAGGGTTTCACCTCGAGCAAGCTGCCCGAGTTCGTGATGAAGGGGCAGAGCATCCTTCGCAACCAGGCGGGCGAGGAAGTCGCCCGCTGGGACAAGACCAAGCTGAAGGGCAGGGACGATGCCGAGGCCACGCATGTCCCCGATCCCAAAAAGATCACGCGCGTCGCCACCTACTACGACCAGCAGGGCAACGTCGCCGCGCAGTGGGTGTCCGAGAAGCCCGAGGACGTAGCCCGCGAGGCGCTGTGGACGCAGTTCGCCGAGGGGTTGGCTAAGGCCCTGCCGCGTCAGAAACCGACCAAGGCGCCGACCAAGACGAACGCCGACTTGCTGGCCTGCTACCCGGTAGGCGATCACCATGTCGGCATGCTGGCGTGGGCCGACGAGACCGGCGACGCCAACTATGACCTGCGGATTGCCGAGGAACTGCTGGCCGCGGCGTCCGAGCGGCTGATCGAGACGTGCCCGCCTTGCGACCAGGCGGTGCTCTGCTTCCTCGGGGACTTCCTGCACTACGACTCGTTCTCGGCCGTCACCCCGACCCACGGCCACCTGTTGGATGCCGATGGGAGGTTTCCCAAGATGATCGACGTGGGCGTGCGGATGATCCGGTCGATGGTCGCCGCCGCCCTGACCCGGCACAAGCGGGTGCACATCATTTTCAGCACCGGCAACCACGACATAGCCACCAGCGCCTTCATGCGGATCATGCTGGCGGCGCTCTACGAAAAGGAGCCGCGGGTCACGGTCGATCGCACGCCCTCCCGGTTCCACTATTACGAATGGGGCAGGGTCCTGTTGGGCGTCCACCACGGCGACCGGGTGAAGATGGACAAGCTGCCGGCGGTCATGGCCAGCGACCGGCACGAGGCCTGGGGCCGCACCCAGCACCGCGTCTGGTTGACGGGGCATGTGCACCACGACAGCCGGAAGGAGTATCCGGGCTGCCACGTCGAGAGTTTTGGCGTGCTGGCCCCGTTGGACGCCTACGCCGCGGCCGGCGGCTACAGGTCCCAACGATCGATGAAAGCCTTGGTGTTCCACAAGCAGCACGGCGAGCAGGAGCGGCATACTGTCAACGCGGCAATGCTCGAGGTGGCGGCATGAGCGAGGGCGCTGCGCGTTTCGAGAAGGCTTGCCGGGAGTGGCAGACCAAACTCGGTCTCCTAGACTGGTCCTTTCGGTTTGAGGCCATCAAGGGCGACTCGACCAAGCATGCCGAGGTCAACATGGACCACGACGCGCGGGAGGCGATCTTCACGTTCTACACCAGGGGCCAGCACGACTACTCACCGGAGCGGCTGGCGCTGCATGAATGCCTGCACGTTCTGCTGGTGGAAACCCTCGAGGCCGCGGTCCTGCGCGCCAACATCGACCATAGGGACGTTGCACGGGAGGAGCACCGCGCGATCGAGCGGCTGGTGAACGTGCTCGACGGCCGGCAGTGAATATACGGGAACTTGTATAATGTCCTCAGTGATCGTCCCCCGGCCCGAACGCGGCTACCTGCCTCGCACCTACCAGGTTCCCGGCGAACCGTTCGCGGTGAAGTTCTGGACCGGCATCCATGACGTTGCTTACCAACTCAACCCGACCGAGGTGGATCGGCTATTTGCCGACCTTGCTGACGAGGTGATGCGGCGGAAGCGGGAACTGGAACGGGGGGCGAACAGAATCCCCGCAGACTACCCGCATCTACGGTCAATTTAAGACCGCTCTGGCAGGTTACGCACAGGTGCTGGGGATTGGCGCCCTCGCAGAAACGCCTGTTTTATTGGGGTTTGATGGTGCTGCCGGACAGGATTGAACTGTCGACCTCTCCCTTACCAAGGGGGGGCACCGGCTGATTTCATTGGGATTTTTAGAACACCCCGCAAAACTACCCGCGTTTGCGCTGGGCCGCGGTAAGCTGCTTCATCCCGACGTGCCGGTAGCGCATGGTCGACTTCAGGCTGCCGTGCGCCATCAGTTCCTGCACCACGCGGGCGTCGGCGCCGGCATCGAAGTGTTCGGTGGCCAACGCGCGGCGGGCGTCGTGCGGGCGGAACCGGATGCCCAACTTGGTGCAGAGCGGACCAAGCCACTTGTAGACGCCGGACTTCGTGGTCCACGGGAACACCCGGCCGCGCTTCTCTGGGACGTTCGCCAGAGCCGCTAGGAGGGCCGTAGGAAGGGGAAGCGGCCGGACGGCGCCGCCGGCCTTCCCGACGCGCAGACGCACCACAGCGGCCTCCAGATCGACGTCATCCCATACGACGGAGACGGTATCGGTGATGCGGGTGCCAAGGTCCCACAGCCACAGCAGCAGTAGGCGCTGGGCATCGGTTTTGGCGTTGGCGATCAGCAGATCAACGCTGGCCCGGTCGGCCACGCGGACAACCGGGGCGCGCTCGGGGAAGGCGCGGACGCGGATGTCGCCGCGCATGCCGGCATCTCGAGCATAATGCAGGATGGCGGCAAAGGGACGGGTGTATTCCCTGTTGAGGGTCGCGCCGGACACCGGCTTGTCGTGTTGATTGGCGGCGCGCACCAGGTCGTCTTGCGTCACGGCAGCAGCCGGGAGCGTCCCCAGCCGGCGGGTCAGGCGGTTGATCCGGGCGAGGTCGATGCGGCCCGGCTTGCGCCACCGGATGTAGGCGTCCGCGGCGTCCTGAAATGTCGGCTCTACCGGCCTGGCAGGGGCTGGACCTTCTGCGATGATGCGCGCGTAGGCGATGGCCGCAATCCGTCGAGCATCCGCCGCGTCTGGGCTGCGCGTGCTGATCTCAAACTCCCTGCCGTCCGGGCGCCGGCCGCGGACGATCCAGAAACGGTTTCCACGGCGCTGGCCGGGACCGATGAGTTGGTATGGGAGACGCATCGCAAGGCCTCGATCAGTCGGGAGAAATCCGCCTCGGTGATACGGGCCAGCCTGCCCCTGCCGATCGGGACGATCAAGGCACGGTCCAAGGCGCGGCGCACCGACCGCCGCGACCATCCCAGCCGGTCGGCGGCTTCGGAGAGGGAGAGGGCCCTGTCACTCATTGTCGGCTCCCGGCGGTGGCTGGAGCGGCGCGGCGTTCAGCATAGCGGACCAAGACAACCTCACTTCCCGCCTGTTGGCGTTGGTGTCGGTGTTGTCGCTGCCCGCTATCAGCATCGCCTCAGTCGGCTTGACCGGCACCAGCTTCCATCCCGGCGGCTCCGCAGCGGCGATGGCTGCTTCCGCCATTCTGATGTATCGACCATGCACGCGCTGGTCGGGCGAACCGTCGCCCAGCCCGCCGCTTGCTTGCCAGATAGCCCTCGCCACCCGCTCCACGCGTGCGTCGTCAGTCATGGCTGTCTCCTGCTCGGCGATCCCAAACGGCAGCGGCGTCAACAACAGTGTCAAACCACTGAGTTTCAGGGCTAACAAAACAATCCGTGTCATCCGCAGGACACCGAACGCAGAATTGGAGGCGCTGGCCCAGCCGTTCGCGGCGGACTTGCCCGGCAGTGCCGCAGAACGGACAGGGCAGAGGCTTCAGGTCACGCTCGGTCATCGGTCGCCTCCAGTACGCGGCGGGCAAAGTCGATACGTAGGATCAATTCCTCGTCGCGCTTTGGATCGACGGCGCGGGCATATGAAAAAGCCTCATTGCTGCCCAGCCTACGCAGCGCCGCCTCAAGAGCCTCGATCCTGTCGGCCTGTGCGGTGATGCGGTCTGCGGCTTCCGACTGACGCTTACCGGCGTCTGAGTGCGGGTTCTTCCACGCCGCTTGTCGCAGCCTGTCTACCAGATCACTCGCCATCGCGTGCCTCCTGTCGGACATATCGCCCGCGCTTCCAATCAAACCGCATGTCGGCGGGCGGCTGCCGCCACCGGCTCGGCCCCTTGGCCCCTACATGCTTGGCCTGCAACCGTTTCGCGCGGGCGATGCTCGGCACATCCTGGCGGGTGGTCTTGGCGCTGTGGCAACTGGCGCACAGCACGGCGCAGTTCTCGATCGTCGGCGAGCCGCCCAGTGCGTCGGGGATGACGTGGTCGTAATGCGTTTTGCCGACCCGCAGCGGCGCCTTGCAGGCCTCGCAGTGGCCATCGGCGCGCTCAAAGGCGGCGACCTTCACGCGGGCTGGGAACTCCTGCCGGGTCACTGGCGATCCCCCAGCCTGATCCCATGCTGGGCGGCAAACGCCTCGACCATGTCGATGAGCTCGCCCATCTCCTGCCGGCTGAACGTCGTGGTCGATCGGCGCAGCTGGACCGCCTCGCCGGCAAAGCCCTTCACGACATCCGACCGGCGGCCGGTCTCGATCATCCAGGCCGAGACCATCAGGGTCTTCAGATCCTCGAGGTCGAACTGCCGGCCGTCGTGCTGGAAGCCCGCCTTGACGATGTCGGCCAGCATGGCGTGGAACTTGGCCGACTGGTCGAGCGTGCGGGTGGGCGGGGAGAACCGGACCAGCCACCCCTCGGGCAGGGCGTCGATCACCGCCTTGGCCCGGTCGCGCACGGCGCGGTTCGCCATACGCAAAAGGGGCGGGATGGCTGGCGCGTTCATGCCTAGCGAACCACGGTTTTGAGGTCTTCGTAGATGCGGCAGCCTGGTATCTCGCGCATGCCGCCGGCGATCGCCGCCTTGATGGCCGTTTCGTTGACCATCAAAAACTGCCGCGGCACGGCGGCAGGGTCAGTGACCTCGTGGCGCCAGACCGTCGAGGCGGTCGCGGCAACGCGGCCGGTGCTCGACACCACGCGCACGGCCTCGGCCGCCTTGACCGGCATCACGACCGGCTCCGGGGTGGGATCGTCGAACGGGGTGGCCTGGGCCTTGGCCCGCTCCTCGGCCTCGCGCCTGGCGGCCTCGTCGGCCTTGCGCTTCTCCTCCAGCATCTTGCGCTGGTGGGCATTGATGGCGGCGACGACCGTGTCGGCGGCGGCCTTGAGCGGCGCGGCCAGCCGGGCAAACCAGTCGTCCACCGTGCGGCCGGCTTGCAGGATGCTGTCCTTCTCTTGCTTGCGGGCTTTCTCCACCACGCCGGCCGCCTGCTTCAGCAGCTTGGCACGCTCCGAGTAGGGGACGAGGTCATCGTCCCCAAAGATCGGCGGCAGGGCATCGAGGGCCAGCACGTCGGCAACGTGCGCGGCCAGTGCGGCGTGGTCGATCTCGAGCCGGTCGGCCAAGGGGGGATTATTGCTCAACATCACGCGGCCTCCCGCTTCGTGGCCCGCTCCAGCGCGTTGCTGAAGGCGCCGTAGAACTTGTCGAACTGCTCGGGCATGTTGCCCTGCATCCAGTCCAGCTTGACCCGGTTCTCCTCCTCGATCTCGCGCAGGGCGTCGATCGTGAGTTCGCTCTCGTTCATCTTGATCACTTGGTCGGTGACCCACTCGGCGGCGTTCTTCTTCGCCGCGGCGACCTTGTCGGTCGGGGCCGCCTTCTGGCTGGCCGGCAGGGTGCCCTTGGTCCGGTTGTGGTCGATCAGGTGGGGATCAGCGGACGCCAGATCGCGACCGTGGGCGCTGCTGTTGCGGGGGCCGGGAGGATCGTTGGCCGGGGCGCGCTCGCTGGCCTTGTTCCCGTCGTCGTCGTCGTCGGCCACGACACCCAGCGCAGCGGACAGCGTGAACCGCTTTGCGTAGGTGATCGCGCTGCCGAAGCCGTGGGCGTTGGCCTTATCGACTGGCAGGCAGAACCGGGCCTGCATCCACTCGCCCTTGTGGGCGATGCGGGTGATGATGTGCAGGCGGCTGTCGGCGGTGGCGAGCGGCCACTGCGTCAGGGCGATGCCGTTCTTGGACAGCGCCGGGCGGCAGGCTTCCCACACGCTGGTCAGGTCGGCGTACTTCGACCGGAAGGCGGGGTTGTTCTTGTCCTTGCTGGCGGTCTGGATCTCGCCCTGCGCCTTGGCGAGGGCCTCGTCCAGGGCGGCGGTGGTGGGGCTGGTTTCCAGCGTTACGGTCATGGCGTCCATGGGTGTCTCCTACTTGGTCTTGCGGCAGGCCAGCTTCGTTCCGCTGGCGACGTACTTGGCAGCCTCGACCGTCGCTATCGCGCATGCCGTGGCTGTGGTGGTGCGGGCTTCGTGGCCCTTGGGCGAGGTCCAGGCGGTGTTGCGGGTTTCGTCCCACAGCACCCATGCGATCGGCGGGGTGACCTCGGCGGCGCGCGGGCTGGCGCACATCGTCAGGCCCAGCCCGAGGATCACCATCGCCAGCACAGAGCGGCCGACGATCTGGGAGGTGCGGGTCGGGCCGGTCATCGGATGAAGGCCTCGGCCTCGGCGACCGTCATCTGCTCGACCGTGTAGCCCGGCTGGCGGACGGCGCGGAACACCTCAGCCCTGGGCGTCTCAGCTTGCAGAAGACGGATCAATTCGCGCGCCTGCTCCGGTCGGATCGAGAGCGACTGGCTGATCTGGTTGCCATTCGGCAGGACGTACCAGGCGGCGATGATCAGGCTGCCATTGGCGGCCTGCACCGTGAGGTTGAGGGGCGCGGCCATCACAGGTCTCCCGTCATGGCGTCGTCGCGACGCTGCCGGCGCACGAAGTCAGCGTGGTCGTCGGCATCGGCATCGAGGTCGTACTGGGCGGCGGCAACGGCCTCGTCGTAGTGGTCGTCCAGCCACTCGGCGCACCACTCCAGCTCGTCCTCGCGGAGCGGCTCGGTGCCATCCAGCCAGCGCGCCGAGACGAACTCGACACCAGGTTCGGCACCGGGGTAGGTCAGGGTGGCCCGCTCGGTCGGCCAGAACGTGAAGGTGATCTCGTACTCGACGTCCCAGTCCTCGCTGCGGTAGTTGGTGCCGCTGCGGGTCGCGGTGATCTTGTGGGTGCTGGTGCTCACTTGCGGCACTCCTCGATGACGGCGTCGAGTTCCGACAGATCGACCTCGGCGTACATCTCGCCGGCCTCGTCCAGCGTCAGGCAGTGCTTCCAGTCAGCGTCGGAGATGGCGTCACGCAGGCCGGCGGCGGCGTCGAGCGCGTCGGCCTTCGGCAGGCCGGCATCGATCAGGCAGTTCAGCGCGTGAACCAGATCGACCGTGGCGAGGGCCAGTTCCTGCCGGGCCTCGCGGGCCTCGGTGGCGAGGCCGCGCAGGCGGGCGCGCTCGATGATGGCCGCCTTGTCGCGGTAGCTGTAGGGGTTGAGGCTGATGTCGGGCATTGGTGTCTCCCTTGCGATGGGAGAACAATGGTGGGAAACATCCCACCAGTCAATGGGAAAGTTCCCAGTATTCGTTCGTGGGTTATGGGCTGCGCGCCAGCCGCGCCGTGCTAGGGTTTAGCAATGGACCCTGATCTCAGATGGTACGAACAGCCGCTTGCGGTGTTCTATGCAATGCTGTGGATTCTTGCGAATGCGGGTGCGATTGCCTTTTTCAGCAATCACTTCGGCGCCTGGATATTCCACATTGGCCTGCTGGCTTGGGCCATCTCATTGATTATCGCGGTTGGCATGGTGGCGTGGATGTTCCACTCGGCAGCGCGCCGTCGACGAGGCAGGACCCCGCCATCAAAGGGGCCATTTTAGGCGGGGGATTCACTCCCCCTCCACCCGACAAGCGGGCGTGATTGTGCTATAAACTGGGGATGCCGCGCACATCCCTGACCCGAGCCGAATGGCGCGAGATCAACCTTCGCGCCGCTCGACAAACATCGCCTGATGAATGCCGAGAATGTCGATTGCCTGTTGCAAAGAGGCGTCCGGCGTCTCGCCCTGCTTCGCCTCGACGGAAGAAAGTGCAGTCTCGATAATCTCCAGTCCCTCTCGCGAGGTCAGGATGCCTTTGTTGGTCAGCATACCAAGTAGCGCAAAGGCGACCTCGTAGCCGACAATGCCCAGACCGCGCAGTAGATCCGGGTTCGCCTCGACCTTTTCCATCATATCTCCCTCGGCTTGACCCACTCGATCACATTCGCTTCCAGACCCCGATGACGCGCCCGTTTATGTGGGCTTCCTCAAGGTTCCGCTCGTAGGGCTGGAACGCCTTGTGCGCCGATGAAATCCGCACTCGGATCGGGTCGCTCCCGGCGACCACTTCCACGTACTTCAGCACCAGGCCGAGGCCATCCCAAACCACGAAGATGCCGGGCGGGGAGGGGGTCTTGTCTTCGATGTCGACCATCACTCGCTGACCAGCCCATAGCTCTGGTTCCATCGAAGTCCCGCGCACCGGGATAATACGGACCCGGCCGGGGTTGATCCCGTAGGCTTCGCGGAAGCTGCTGGCGGGGTAGGTGTGGACGCCGACGACCGCGCTTGCCTCGTGCGCTGCCATCACGTCGGCGCCGTCGTCTAGAACACCAGCGCCAGCCGCGACATGCACGTCCAGCTCGTTGATCGACACGATGTCGCCGTTCTCGCGAGCCGGTCGGGCCGCTTGGACACGCTCGCCCATCAGGTCGGCGGCCGTGCATCCCAGCGCCTTCGCGATCTTGGCAACGGTGTCATGCCGGGGGTTCTGTGACCGGCCCTCGATGATGTCGCGGACAGCAGTCTCATTCAGTCCCGCCCTTTTGGACAGGCTTTTGCGATTGAGATTGAGCGCCAGCATGCGCCGCTCGATCTGCTTTGCGAGGGTCGAAGTCATCGCTTGAGCGTGCCGAGAGGCTGTCCGAAAGAATAATGGGAAGTCTCCCATTGACGGGTGGAAACTTCCCATTTATCGTCTCTTCCCATGACAACCCTGAACAGCCTGCTTCGCGAGATCGAAGCGTTCCTCGCCGAAGCGAACATGAAAAAGACGACCTTCGGACTGCGGGCACTGAACGACGGGACGTTCGTTCGGCGGCTGGAGAAGGGCGACAACTTCACTCTTAAAACCGTGGAGCGTGTCCGCGCCTATATCGCCGCCAACCGCTCCCCCAAGCGCCGGAAGGCCGCCTAGATGCGCGCCCTGTTCCGCCGTAACCGCGGCTCTGAATGGACCGACTGCGAGATCACCGGCCGCCGGCCTGACGGCAAGCTGGTGCTGCGCGAAGTCGGCAAGGTCTGGCCGGGCGTCTGGCTGGCCGGCATGGATCAAGTCCGCGTTCCCGTGGGCGAGATCACCCAGCCGCCGATCCAGCCGAGGGGATACCTGCCCGACCCGGCAAAGAGGTGGGGCAAGTACCGGCTGATCCGTGAGGTACTGGGGCGCGAGGCCGCGCTGCAGGCCGTGTTCAACGGTGCCGTCTGATGAATAGCCGAGGGGGCAAGACGGCGGGCCGGGTAGTGGGGCTTTCTGTCCCGGCCCGCCTCGCTGCCGGCGGGGGCGCCGGCTGCTTCCTCAATCTCGTTTGCGCTGACGCTTGCCTCCCCAACGGCACCCCCAGCGCCGCGGCCGACCTGCTTCCCCTTCGGGTCGGCCGCACTTTCTCCCGGCCTGGCTCCTCCCTTGCGGGCCGGCACCTTGGCCGCAGCCACAGGCAATCCTGCCACGCAACCTTGAGGGGGACGCGCGTGGCTGCGGTCCATTTTCTTTACCAGGTCGTCCGCCATCAGCCTGCAAGCAATGCGGCGAACGACCTGTGCCAAGGGCTGCCATGTGTCGCGCTTCATGTCTCAAACATGGAGCGATGCAATGAAACTTTCCTCGCTAAGGAGAACCCGAAAAGTTCGCGGAGTACGTCACATGAGCGCGATTGCAGTGACTACCTTCGCCGCCAACGAAAGTCTGGCGGAGAAGCTAAGGGGCTTTGGCGCAAAGGTACTGGCGCGACGGGCAGGGGGCGCGTCGCCGCGCACTGCCGAGAACTGGCTATCTGGGGAGAACGGCCCCGCATGGAAGCACACGGTCGCCATGCTGAATGACGACGAGCTGTGCGCGTGCCTGCTTGAGGCGGCCGGCCGCGGCGACCTTGCTCGGTCTGCTGAAACAATCGCGGCGCTAAAGGCCGCCCTGGTCGCGGAGGGCAAATGAGAGAAATGCAGAAGCGTATTGAAGATGGATCTGTGCCAGAGCCGAACTCTGGCTGCTGGCTATGGGCGAACGCAGTAAGTGGCCGGAAGGGATATGGACAGATAAGCAGCATGGGCGAGCAAGTGTACGCGCATCGCCTTTCTTATCTGGCGTTCAAGGGGCCTATCCCTATTGGTCTTTACGTTTGCCACAAGTGCGACGTCCGCGAGTGCGTGAACCCCGATCACCTGTATCTGGGGACCGCTGCGGATAATGCGCGAGATCGCGACACTCGGGGGCGATCTGGATCGCATAAGCGCCGAGGAGAGAATAGCCACAAGGCAAAACTCAACAACGACAAAGTGCGCGCCATTCTGGCGGACGACAGGTCTCAATCTCAAATCGCCCGAGACCACGGCGTCACGCAAAGCGTTATCAGCCGCATCAAAAACGGCCGCAGCTGGGGGCACGTTTCGTGAGCGCGCTCTACATCAGCTTTCATCGCTGGAACGGCTTTGCGCTGACCAATGCCGAGCCTGACCTGTTCCACGTCGTGTTCCGGTTGGGCTTCTGCACCATCTACGTCTGCAAGCGATGCCTGCTGACCGGATACCGGCGGCTCAAGGACACGATGCAAGCAGCCGTGTGGCAGTCGGAGCAAGCCGAGGAGGGACGCTAGATGGCACGCAACATGACGCCCGCCGAGCGGGTAGCCCTGAAGGAACGGCTCTACGGCGTCCTGAAAAGCGCCGCCCGGCAGAGCGCACACTGCCCCTCGCTACGCGACCTCGGCGAACTGGTCGGCCGTGATCACAAGTGCCTGACGCGCTGGCTGAATGCCATAGAGCGCGACGGCCTGATCGTCTGGCGCGAGCGGCACACGGGCCGCGTGCCGGTTGTCTACATTCCCGAGATTGACATGGCGACAGTGCCGAAGGAACGGAAGCCGAGGCCTGCCAAGGAGGCTACCGGCAAGCGGCAGGGATATTTCCGCATGCCCACATTTCGCAGCCAAGAAAGCAGGCCCGCGGTCGAGACCGACACGATGATCTACGGCGGCATCGTGGAAGACGTGAAGTGGCTGCGGCGCCGGGGCTTCGCGATCCACCGCGAGATCGGCGGATACCGCGTCGGCAACGCGCTGGTCACCGCCCACGACATCGTGGCGAAGGCCGAGCGCGAGCGGCGCCTGGCGGGGCTGTCGGCATGAGCAAGGCCCAATCTGAAGCGCGCCTGCGGATGCTCTACAGCGACGGCATGATCTACGCCGCCTATTCCCGGTACTGCGACTGGATCAAGGTCGGGTTTACCTCCAAGCCAGTACCCGAACGGGTCGAGAAGCTGAACAGCGCATACCCCGTTTTTGCGCCCTTCAGCTTGATCGGCACGACGCCAGGAACGCATCGGGTGGAGCAGACCATCCACCGCATCCTGAAGCCTTTGCGCCTCAACAGAGTGGCAGACACGGGCGAACTGTATCCGGCGTCCAGGTCGGTCGTCGCCTTCGTGACGAAGATGCTGTCCTACGACCAGCGGGTGCCGTTCCGGCTGGAGGAGTGGTGGGAACTGCGTGAGTGGACAAAGCGCGCCGCTTCTCACCCGATCAACCGGGTCGAAGCAGAGGTCTGCTTTGAGCGGTTCCGGTATGACCGCGACCCGCTGTTGACCGGGAGGACTGCATGACCAACCGCCACAAGGTTGCGCTGTTCGCCGATCGGCTGCGCCGGCTGCACGATGCCTACAAGGCGGATGTCGAGTCGGTCATGGAGGACGTGAAGAAGGCCGAGATTGATCCTGCTGGCTTGCGCCGGCTGGTGTCGTGGATGCGACAGGACACAGCCGCGCGGGTCCAGAAAGAGTTGATCGATGAGCAGTACCGCTTCCTTGCTGGGGAAGTGGCCGAGGCCCCACCCGAGCCGACCGAGGGAGAACTGGCGACGGCCATCGCCATGCTCCGCGACAAGGCGAGCGTGCGGCAGATCGCGGACGAACTGAAGGTCAGCGTCGGTAAGGCGCACAAGCTGAAGGTGCTGGCGACGGCGTTCATTGTTCATCAAACCGTGAACACCGTGAACACCCAGCCGCAGGACACGGCATGGGATGATGCCGACCGCGCCCATGCGGAGTTTCAGGCGTCCATGGAAGCGCGGAGGCGGGCATGACCCAGATGGACCTGCTGGCCTGGACGCCACCCTATCCCCTGTCCCCCGGCCACAAGGTAGACGGCACGTCGCGCCTTGCTGCCGAGGACATTCGCCCCCGCGCCGGTATCCTGCGGGGCAGGGTGCTGGCCTGCCTGCGCGCCAACGCTATGACCGCGGACGAGTGCGCTTATGCCCTGAGCGAGAGCGTGCTGGCGATCCGCCCGCGGTTCTCCGAGCTCCGCGCCCTCAACCAGATCACCGACACCGGAGAGCGCCGGCAGAACGACAGCGGCCGCAACGCGATCGTGTGGCGCGCAGCGTGAGGCTTCACCCCACCGAGGAGCAGATCCAGGCCGCCTGCGCCGCGTTCCTCGACCGCGCGCTGCCGGCCGATGCCGTCTGGTTCCATCCCCCCAACGGTGGCCACCGGCACAAGGCCGTGGCCGCCAAGCTGAAGTGGCAGGGAGCGAAGGCCGGCGTGCCCGACGTGTGCATCACATGGCGCGGCCGGTCGATCTACATCGAGCTCAAGGCCAAGGGCGGCAGCCTGTCGCCCGACCAGCGCGCCATGCACGAACGGCTGACGCTGGCCGGCGCTGTCGTGCTGCCGATCGCCCGCTCGGTCGAGGAGGTCGAAGCGTTCCTCGAGACGCTCGGCATGCCGTTGAAGGCGACGGTGAAGGGGAGGGCGGCGTGAGGCGCGTCGATGGAATGAACTATAGGCACGTCTTAAAAGACGTTCCGTTCATGTCGCGCCACGACGATCCGGCCGAAGAACGCAACATGCGCGAGTGGATCTGGGCGCTGGCGCCGTGGGAACGCGCGCTGGTCAAGTCAGTGTGGTGCGACAGCAATTCACAGCATGATTATCACGTCATCTTCCGACTGACGCCGACTATGCAGAGAGGCCCGGACTATGTCGATATGGGCCGGCGGCTAAAGGTGATCTGCATTCGGAACAGCGGCGGGTTCAACGGCATTTGGTTAGAGCACAAAGACGAAGTGTTCTTTGACTACATGCCCGAGTGGTCCGGGCCACTGATGGGGAATGCCGCGTGATGAACTCCGCGCGCTTTCCACAAGGCTTTGGAGTTATCTCAAAAGATATGAGCCGGGCGGCGCTGCAAACGCCTGTCCCGGCTCTAACCACAACGACCTGGAAGGAGGCCGTGTTGGCTGACAAGACTTTACCAGACACCCAATCCGTTCGGCAATCGGTGCTCGCCAAGCCCGGCCCTAATAAGCGGATGTATCGCGAGCGGCGCCGGCAACGCCTGGAAGCAGCTAAAGCACGCGGGACGCACACCGCACTTGAATGGCAAGTGCTGCGCGAAATCTTCGGTCGCTGCGTCCGTTGTGGGGCCGACGAGTGCAATCTGGAAAAGGACCACATCGTGCCGCTACATCAGGACGGCAGCGATGCGTTGGAAAATCTCCAGCCGATATGTGCGCGTTGCAATGCGGGGAAGGGGACCGAGGCGACTGATTGGCGGCACGTTTCGTACCCGCGCTGGCGCGAACACTTCGCGAAAGTGATGGATGCCGTTACCCAGAGGATCGACTAATGGCGGCCCATGAAAAATGGATGCCGCTGTACGTCGGGGACTACCTCGCGGACACGATGCACCTGACCACGCGCCAGCACGGTGCCTATCTACTGCTGCTGATGCACTCCTGGCGCAGCGAGGGCCGGATACCGGACGCGCCCGCCCAGCAGGCCGCGATTGCCCGCATGACACCGGCCGAGTGGGAGGTCGAGGGGCCTGCCGTGGTCGCCTTCTTCAACGACGACTGCACGCACGAACGGGTCGTGAAGGAACTGGCAATCGCTTCTGCCGTGACTGGTCAGCGCAGTAAGGCGGGCAAGGCTAGCGCAGCAAAGCGTCAACGGAAGGCCAACGAAACTTCAACGGAAGACCAACGGGAACTCAACGGCAATCCAACACATGTTGAAACGCCGTTGCCTTCCCGTTGCCTACCGTCACCGTCACCTTCCGTATCTAAAGATACGGACACGGCTGACGCCGCGTCGGTGATTTTCAATGAAGGACTAAGATGGCTGCTTGCCAAGTCCGCACGCCCTGAAAGCTACTGCCGGTCACAGCTTGGCAAGTGGCGCAAGGCGATCGGCGATGCCGCATTGATCGAGGCGTTGGGGGCAGGGCAGCGCGAGGGAGCGATGGACCCTATGGGCTTCATGGAGCGGGCCGTGTCCGCTCGAGCGCCGGGCAAGCGTAAGCCTTGGGAGAAACCGGCCAAGGCGGATCTGCCGCCCGCTGAACCCTGGGAGAAGCGTATGGCCGACTGGCGGAAGGACGGCTTTTGGAACACGCACTCCGCAGGGCCGCGCCCCGGCGAACCGGGCTGCCGCGTGCCGGCGGCGTTCCTCGACAACAGCCCGCGCTACAGCGCGACGGAGGCGGCATGAGCGACATCGCCATCGAGTTCCGGGTGAAGAACGCTCGCCTGAAGCGCGCGATCCTGGCGACCGGCGCCAACACCTACGCCGAGTTCTGCCGCAAGAACCACCTCAACCCGAACCACCTGTCTGCGCTGCTGTCGATGCGGGCGCGAGCGTTCAACACCTACACAGGTGACTGGACGCCGACCGCCTATGCCGTGTCGAGCGCCGTCCACATGGAGCCCGAGGAACTGTGGCCCGCAGAGATGCGTGCCGTGGCGCTATCGCAGGCCTCGGGTGAGTTCACCCTGACCTTGGACGAGGCTGCGAAAATCAGCGCGCCGGGCCACGTCGATCGGCTGGCGCTGCAGGAGTTGATGAAGTCCCTGCGCCCGGCCGAGGTGAAGGCAATAGCCGCCTTCGCGAGGGGCGAGACCCTCGGCCATGTCGGCGAAGGGGTAGGGCAGCACGGTGGCGATGTCACCCGCGAACGCGCCCGGCAGATCACCAAGCGGGCGCTGCTGAAGATGAAGCGCGCAGCGGCCAGGAAGGGCATCAGGTTCACAGACGTGATCGATGGGGATGCAGCATGACCGACGCCGAGATCATCGAAAGCAAGTGGGAGCATCGATGGCTGCGGATGTGGCTGCGTCAGCTAGTCCGTGAGAACACGCCGACTGGCGTCCCCCACCGGCAGGACTACACGCCGACGCCTATGGACTACTGGAAGGCGCCGCGATGACCCGCCGCCGCGTTCTCCGCGAGGAGCGGGTAGGCCCGACCCCCGAGACCCTCGCCAAGCTCAAGCCGTGGGCGCTGCGAGGCCTCCTCGAGGCCGGCGACCTCGACGCCCAAGAGTTTGAATCGGTGCTGCAGATTGTCAGCGCCTACAAGCTGATCACGGGCGCGGTCGGCCACAAGCCGGTCGACTACATGCGGGAAGGCGGGAAGGGCAACGGCAGCATGTCCCCCGGCCAGGAGCGCCTCTGGGCGGTCTACCGTGCATGGGGTGGCCGCTTCACGCCTGGCGCCTACACCGTGCGCCCCGGCCTGATCGTGGCATGGGCCGAGGACGAGGCGCCGATCGATAGCTGGGCCAAGCACGTCCTCCGCGGCGCCGCCCGCCAGTGGGACAAGGAGGCAACAGCCTACGACGACGCGCGCCGCGCCGAGCGGGAACAGGAGGTCGAGGTCGCATGAATGCAGCAACGCTTGGGATGCTGGTGCACATGTACCACTCCCCGCCCGAGGAGCCGTACCCCTACAAGGGAAGCCCAGGCTTTATAAAAGACTGCAGGAAATATCTGCATTTCCGGGGCCTGATAGATCGCCCGGACGAATTGGGCATCATCACCGCCAAGGGCCGGGTGCACGTCGAAGCACTGCTGGAAGCGCCGCTTCCCGAAGAACAGTGGATCAGCCCGATATGCAAAGTGCTTCGACTGTGAACAACATCTGGTAGCCGCCTCCCCAGTTGATTGACATGATTCCCAGCATTAGCAACGCGCCCGTCCAGAGTGACCCTCTCGGCGGGCGCTTTTATTTTGGGGACCCGTGACCATCGAAAAGGGCAGACCGGGACAGACGGCGATCTACGCCATCTCGGATTGCTCAGGCGTGGTCCGCTACATCGGAAAAGCCAACAACCCGCGCAAGCGCTGGTTCCAACACAGGGCCGACCGGCATAGGCGGCGCTATCCAGTGCAGCACTGGTTGTACCGGGAACTGGACGCCGGGCGGACGGTCAACTTCACCGTGCTGGAGTGGGTGCCGGATACCGACTGGGAGCAGGCAGAGCGAAGGCTGATTGCGGCGCATCGCAACAGCGGGAAGCTGCTCAACATTTCTGCCGGGGGCACCGGCGGAAGGCCTGAGCCCCGGCCAGCAAACCTTTCGGCCATCGCCAGAAGGCTGCGGACCATCAAGATTATGTTCGCCAAGTACCAGAGGTCTCTGCCGCCGGAGGCACAGGAGCGCCTGCGTCTCAGGATGCTGGAAAAGCTTAAGGACTCCGTGCAGCGCGACCCTGATTTTGCCAACAGCGTCAAAAGCTTGGGGGTTTTTATATGAGTGGCCGCCCGCGCGGCGCCTGGAGCGAGAAGCGCTTCCGCGATGCGCTGAACCTCGCCGTCAATGAGAAGCGCAAAGACAAGCAGCACCGCCTGCGCGTGATCGCAAACAAGCTGGTCGAGGCTGCAGAGAGCGGCGACATCACGGCCATCAAGGAAGTGGCCGATCGGCTGGATGGCAAGCCCAACCAGAGCCACGATGTCGAGCTCGGCGCGAATGACCGGCTGCTCGCCTTGATCGAGCAAGGCCTCTCGAGGTCCGGCAAGCGATGAGGCAAGCCGTAGACGAGGTCCAGGCGCTACACGACGCAGTGATGGGCTTCCGGCACGACCCGCTGGGCTACGTCCTGTTCGCCTTCCCGTGGGGCGCCAAGGGCACGGTGCTTGAGCACGAGAAGGGGCCTGAGCCCTGGCAGCGCGACCTGCTCGAGCGGCTGGGCAAGGGGCTGGTGACGCCGGCCGAGGCTGTCCGCGAGGCCATCGCCTCGGGCCACGGCATCGGCAAAGCGGAACACGTCGATGAGCCGGTGCTGACCCCCACGGGGTGGCGCCGGATCGGAGACATGGCCGTGGGCGATCTGGTTGCCACGGTCGACGGCACGTTCACTCGGATCACGGGTGTCTTCCCGCAAGGGCGGCGCCCGCTGTACCGCGTCATGCTGGACGATGGCTGCTCAGTGCTGGCCGATGCCGAGCATCGGTGGCTGACGAGCACGCGAAGCGAACGGAAGCGTGGGCGACCGGGATCAGTCCGCACGACAGCGGAGATCGCCGCGTCCCTGACGTTCCCGAACGGGGCGCGCGACGGCCTGAACCACCGCCTGCCGAGGCTGGAGCCTATCCAGCACCCGGAGGCAACGGTGCCGCTCGACCCGTACCTGCTGGGGTGCTGGCTGGGCGATGGCTGCGAGAGCGTGCTGACAGGCCCCGCCACCAAGCGGGAGCCGCAGCTTGCGGCAGCGATGGCAGCGGGCGTGGAAGTGTCGGCCATCCCCGACAAGCCCGAGAAGATCGGCGGCATCCGCCTGCTGGGCATCAAGCCCGCGCTGGTGGCCCTCGGCCTGGTTGGCGTGCGGTCGTGGGAGAAGTTCATCCCGCGCCCCTACCTGCACGGTTCGATCGCCCAACGGTCGGCTGTGCTGCAGGGGCTGCTGGATACGGACGGCACGACCAGCAACGGCAACCTGTCGTACACGACCACCAGCAAGAGGCTGGCGGACGGGGTGGCAGAGTTGGTCCGCTCGCTGGGCGGCGTGGCCCGGATGACGGGATGCCGGCGCCCGCGCTATCGCGGCGCCGATGGCGAGACGCTGGAAGGCCGGCAGGCTTGGACGCTGTCCTTGGCGCTGCCGAACGAGATTGCCCCGTTCAGGAATGGGGCCAAGGCAGAGCGGTGGCGTCCTGCGGATCATCCGAACAGGGCGCGCACGCTGGAGCGGTTCATTCAGTCGGTCGAGCCGGCGGGGGAGGGCGAGGCGGTCTGCATCGCGGTGGAGCATCCGTCGCGGCTGTTCGTGACGCGCGACCACATCGTGACGCACAACTCGGCCCTGGTCTCCTGGATCATCATGTGGGCGATGTCGACCTACCCCGACGCGCGCGGCGTGGTGACGGCGAACACAGAGGGGCAGCTTCGCACGAAGACGTGGCCGGAACTCACCAAGTGGTGGGCGCTGGCCATCAACAAGGCGTGGTTCGCCTGCACGGCCACGGCCCTCTACAGCGCGCTGCGTGGGCACGACAGGACATGGCGGGTGGATGCCATCACCTGGTCGGAGAACAACACAGAGGCCATCGCCGGCCTGCACAACAAGGGCAAGCGGGCCTTCGCGATCTTTGATGAGGCCTCGGCCATCCCCGACATTGTCTGGGAGACGATCGAGGGCGCGTTGACGGACGCGGACACCGAACTGTTCTGGTGCGCCTTTGGCAACCCGACGAAGAACACGGGGCGCTTCAGAGAATGCTTCAGCGGCGGCCGGTTCAGCCACCGTTGGTCGAACAACCAGATCGACAGCCGGTCGGTCAGCATGACCAACAAGGCCCAGATCGAGCAGTGGGTGAACGACTACGGCGAGGACAGCGACTTCATCCGCGTCCGCGTGCGGGGCGCATTCCCTCGAGCCGGCAGCATGCAGTTCATCGGCACCGACATTGTCGAGGCCGCGCAGAAGCGGGACGCGGTCTGCAACATCACCGACCCGGTGGTGCTGGGCGTCGATCCGGCCCGGTTCGGCGACGACCGCAGCGTGATCTACATCCGCCGCGGGCGCGACGGTCGCACCTGGCCGCCGGTCATCCTGCGCGAGGTCGACAACATGACCTTGGCCGGCAAGGTGGCCGAGATCGCGGTCGAGATGAAGGCCGACGCCATCTGCGTCGATGCCGGTGCCGGCGGCGGCGTGATCGATCGGCTGCGCCAGTTGCGGGTGCCGAACGTCTACGAGGTCGGCTTCGGCGAGAAGCCCCAGGGGTGGACGCCGGAAGGTGGCCTGCCGCTGTTCAACAACCGCGCGGCCGAGATGTGGGGCCGCATGCGTGAGTGGCTGAAGGGCGGGGCGATCCCGAACACGCCAGAGATGGCGGCCGACCTGACCGGCCGAGAGTACGGCTACGACGCGAAGAATGCTCTCCAGTTGGAGAAGAAGGACGACATGAAGAAGCGCGGCCTCGCATCCCCTGACATTGCCGATGCGCTGGCGCTGACGTTTGCCGTGCCCGTGGCTGCGCGCCTTGCCGGCGCCGACGATCGCCGCGGCAGCCACATCACCGAATACGACCCCCTGGAGGCCTGATCATGTGCTTTGGAGGAGGGGGATACTCGGCGCCGCCGCCCATGCCGCAGATGCCGCCGACGCCTGCACCGCCGCCGCCTGCCCCTACGCCGGTTGACGCCGCAGTGGTCAGCGGCGTGAACGAGCAGCGCAAGCGCGCAGCCGGTAGCGCGGGATATGCGGGCACGATTGCGACGGGAGGGCAGGGCCTGACCACGCCGGCCTTCACGACGCAGAACTTCGGGAAATCCCTTCTCGGGAGTTGATGATGCACCCCTTCATCGCCGAGCGCGCCATTCCCGAACCGAATACAGGATGCGCGCTCTGGGCGATGTCGTGCTTCTACAATGGCTACGGGCAGACCAAGCATCCCCGCACTCACCGTGTCATGGGCGCGCATCGGCTGTCGTGGGAATTGAGCAATGGGCCGATCCCGACCGGCCTGCAGGTTTGTCACAAGTGCGACGTGCCGTCGTGCGTGAACCCCGACCACCTGTTCCTCGGCACGCCCAAGGACAACATGGCCGATCGTGGGCGCAAGGGCCGGCAGCACCGACCCATGGGTGAACTGCAGGGCAGTCACAAGCTGACGCACGAGCAGGCAGTGACGATCCTGTCAGAGCAGCGCCCGCTGCGGCTGAAGAAGGCGAACGAACTGGCCGAGGCCTTCGGCATCACTGTTGCCCACGTCTACCGCGTTCGGCGCGGTGAACGCTGGTCACACCTGAAGGCGGCGTAATCCATGCCCATCAGCCGAGAACTTCGCGACTACTGCACCGATCGTGTTCAGGAGTTGAAGTTCCAGCGCACGTCGTGGGAAGCCCAGTGGCGCGACATCGCCAAGTATCAGTTGCCGCAAAGGGGCGAGTTCTGGCGTGCGCCGAACCAGTCCAACCGCGGCGACCAGAAGACTCAGGCGATCCTCGACACGCAGACCACGTTCGCCATCCGCACCCTGAAGGCGGGCCTCATGGGTGGCCTGACCAGCCCGGCCCGGCCGTGGTTCCGCCTCACGCTGCCTGACCAGCAGGTTTCACAGATCACTTCCGTTCGCGCCTGGCTCGACCAGGTCAGCGAAGGAATGATGATGATTTTCTCGGACAGCAACATCTACGAGGTGTTGCTGCTGATGTACCAGGAACTGGGCGTGTTCGGCACGGCCTGCGCGATCCTCGAGGAAGACTTCGACGACGTGATCCGCGCCTACCCGATGACGATCGGCGAGTACTACCTGTCGATCAACGACCGCGGCAAGGTCGACACGATGGCCCGCCGGTTCATCTTCTCGGCCCGCCAGTGTGTGCAACGCTGGGGCGAGGCGGCCTGCGGCGAGGAGATCGCCCGCAAGGTGAAGGACAACATCAAGGAACAGCAGGTCCCGGTGTGGCAACTGATCGAGCCGCGCAAGGACTACAAAAAGGGCGCGCTGGGCCCGCGGGGCAAGAAGTACCGCAGCGTCTACTGGCTCGAGCAGGGCAGGGAAGGGCACTACCTCTCCGACCGTGGCTACTCGGTATGGCCTGTGCTCTCGCCGCGCTGGGAGACCGTGAGCAACGACGCCTACGGCACGGGGCCGGGGCATCAGGCGCAGCCCGACGTGCGGAGCCTGCAAGTTCTCGCCAAGCGCCGGCACAACGCGGTCGACAAGCACGTCAATCCGCCCATGGCCGCGCCGGTCGAACTGCAGGGCCAGCCCTCGGGCACCGTGCCGGGCCACATCAACTACTTCGCGGGCGACCTCGGCGCCAAGATGATGCGCCCGCTGTATCAGACAAATCCGTCATCGTTCCAGCCGCTGCAGGCGCTGATCCAGGACACCCGCGACATCATCAGCCGGACCTACTACGCCGATCTGTTCCTGATGATCTCGCAAATGGATGGCATCCAGCCGCGTAACCAGATCGAGATCATCGCGCGCAAGGAAGAGAAGCTGATGATGCTCGGGCCTGTCCTCGACAGCCTGCGCTCTGAACTGCTGAAGCCCCTGGTCGACTACACCTACGAGACGATGGTGAAGCACCGCCTGTTCGGCGCGCACGCCCCGCCGCCCGAGGCTGAAGGCTACGCCCTCGAGGTCGAACTTATCAGTGTTCTGGCGCAGGCCCAGAAGGCCGCCCGCATCGGGTCGATCGAGCGCGTGGCATCGTTCGTGGGCAGCCTTGCCGGCGCCAACCCGGAAGTCCTCGACAAGCTGGACATGGACGAGAGCATCGACCTGATGGCCGACGCCATGGGTGCGCCGGTCGGCGTGGTACGTGGCGACGACGAGGTAGCCAAGATCAGGGCCAAGCGCGCCCAGCAGATGGCCCAGCAGCAGGCCATGCAAAACGGCATGGCTATCGCACAGGGAGCAAAGACTCTTGCGGATACGCCAATCGGGGGCGGTAGGTCGGCACTCCAAGCAATCACGGGTATCTGATGCTACAGGAAGGCCAAAGGATCGAGCGTGTCACTGTGTTGGCTCGCGCTCCGAACGATGACTATAGCCGCCGTCGCTGGGTGCTGAAGTGCGACTGTGGGACAGGACCGTGGACGGCCCGGGAAGACGGCATAACGCGAGGGCGCGTTCGGTCGTGCGGTTGCCTGACCAGCGAGAAGCTGCGGCAGCGCACGGCCACGCATCGTATGTCGTTTTCGCCTGAGTACATCTGCTGCGGAAGTATGATCCAGCGATGCACCAATCCGAACGCGGTTGCCTACTCGTACTACGGCGGTCGCGGCATCAAGGTATGTGACCGCTGGATGAATTTTGAGGCGTTCTATGCGGACATGGGGCCGCGCCCAGAGGGCATGTCTTTGGATCGCATCGACAGCGATGGAAACTACGAGCCGGGCAATTGCCGGTGGGCCACCAAAGCCCAGCAGTCGCAGAACACTCGCAAAGTGCAGTGGGTGGAGTTTCGGGGCCAGAGAGTGCCCGCTCACCATGTGACATTGGCGCTTGGTCTGGGCCGCGGCACGATCTCTTGGCGAATGAAAAAGCACGGTCAGACGGCCCAAGAGGCCGTGGACTACTACGTTCGTCAGCGGGACCTGCAGAGCATCTGATGACCGAGTTCGAGACCAAGGCGCTGGCCCTGTTCGAGCGGCTGGTGCGGTCGATGGAGACGGCTGCCGCGGCCCAGCGGTTCCTGGCCGAGCAGGCCGGGCGCAAGCCGCTGGACCAGGAAGTAGAGGCCGAGCGGGAACGCAATCGTGGCGTATGACCCCAACGACAAGGGCAAGGTCGAGCGCCGGTCACGACGTGAAACGCTGAAGCGCAAGCGGGCGTCGGACGACCTGACGGAGTTGATGAAGGACGAGCGGTTCCGCCGCTTCATCCACGCGAGGCTTGTGGCCTGCCACATCTGGACGCCCAGCTTCAGTCCAGATCCGTACACGACCGCCTTCAACGAGGGCGAGCGGAACATGGGGCTGCGGATGTTCGCGGAGGTCGAGGCGGCTGCGCCCCTCGAGACCGCGATGATGATCGCCGAAGCAAGCGGCGAGAAGGCGCATGAGAAGGCCGCGCAGGCGGCCGAGGACATGGACCCCTCCGAGGGTTGAACAAGGAGCAACGATGGCTGACGAAAGCAACGCTGGGGGCAACCCCGGCGCCGAAGGTGCTGCGCCGAATGGTGAGGCTGCTGCGACCGGCAGCGCGCCGAATGGTGCTGGCGCCGCCCCGGCCGGTGAGGGCACCACGCCCCCGGCCGAGGGTGCCGCGCCGAAGACCGACGACAAGGCTGCCGCGTCTGCAAACGACGACAAGGCCGCCAAGTCTCCGACCGACGACAAGAAGGCTGCCGAGTCGGTCGACTACGGCAAGGTGCTGTCCGAGGTGAAGCTGCCCGAGGGCATGACCCTCGACGAGGCCACCAGCAAGGTCGCCGTCGACCTGTTCGGTAAGCACGGCCTGTCTCCGGATGCCGTCAAGGAACTCACCGACTTCTACGTCTCCCAGCAGGTCGCCGCCGCGCAGAACACGGTGAAGGCGTGGACCGACCTGCAGGAGAAGTGGAAGTCCGAGGCGAACGCGGACACCGCGATCACCCCAGAACTCAAGGCCGAGGCCAAGACCGTCTTCGGCGTGTTGAGCAAGGAAAGCCGGGAACTGCTCGAGGGATACGGAATGACCAATTTCGGTCCCCTCCTGAAGGACCTGGCCAAGTTTCACGAGTTCGTCGCGGACGACACCTTTGCTCGAGGCGGCGCCTCGAAGGTCAACGGTGATGCACGCGGCTTCTTCCCCAACAGCAATATGAATCCGTAGGAGGCCTTAAATGGCAACCGCACTTCCCACCACCTACTCGACCTTGGCCGACTGGGCCAAGCTGCAGGACCCGGACGGCTCGATCGCCCAGGTCGCCGAACTCCTGTCCCAGATGAACCAGATCATCGAGGACATGCCGTTCATCGAAGGCAACCTGCCGACCGGCCACCGCGGCTCGGTCCGCACCTCGCTGCCGACGCCGACGTGGCGCCGCATCAACCAGGGTATCGACCCGGCCAAGAGCACCTCCGCGCAGGTCACCGACGTGTGCGGCATGCAGGAAGCCCTCGCGATCGTCGACGTGGCCCTGGCCGACCTGAACGGCAACAGCGCCGCGTGGCGCCTGCAGGAGAACAAGGCCTTCATCGAAGGCATGACGCAGGACATGGCCGGCCAGATCATGTACGGCAACAGCGCGACCAGCCCGGAAAAGATGATGGGCTTCACGCCGCGCTACAACACGTTGACGACCGGCACGTCGCAGACCGCGAACAACGTCGTCAACGGCGGCTCCTCGGCGTCCTCGACCTCGACCTCGATCTGGCTGGTCGGCTGGTCGCCGGACAAGGTCACCGGCATCTTCCCGAAGGGCAGCAAGGCCGGCCTGCAGGACCAGGACCTCGGCGAGGACTGGGCGTTCGACCCGAACTCCAAGCGCTACCGGGCCTACATGACGCGCTACGTGTGGAAGGCGGGCCTGCACGTCCGCGACTGGCGCTACGTCGTCCGCGTCGCCAACCTCGAGACGGGTTCCGGCACCGCCGGCTTCACGTCCTCGGCCCCGGTGGACATCGTCGACTGCCTCGACCAGGCGATCGCGAAGATCCCGAACCTCTCGGCCTGCCGCCCGGTTCTCTACATGAACCGCAAGGCGAAGCGGTACCTGAACAAGCAGCGCAACTACGGCGTTGCCGCGTCCAGCACCGTGAACCTGACCACGATCCGCCGTGCCGACAGCGGCAGCCAGCGTGGCGTGATCCAGCGCTTCGAGGACTACGACGGCATCCCGATCAAGATCGTGGACCAGATCCTCAACACCGAATCGACGATCAGCTAACGGATCGCGGAAAGGAACATCCCTATGGCTTACCTCGACAACAACGCGGTCCTTTCGGACGCCCAGGCGGTCACTTCGACCGCCGCCTCGACCAAGTCGTATGACGCTGCCACGGCCCTTCGCAACATCGGCTCGGGCAACGAGATCGACCTGGTCATCACGACCACCACGACCTGCACGGCGGCCGGTGCTGCCACCGTGACGTTCGCGCTGCAGGACAGCGCGGACAACTCGTCGTTCACCGACGTGGTCGTCACGCCGGCCATCGCCAAGGCGACCCTTGTGGCGGGCTACGAGGCGCTGCGCATCACGCTGCCGCGCACGCTGCAGCGTTACATCCAGGTCAACTACACGGTGGCGACCGGCCCGCTCACGGCCGGCGCGTTCACCGCGTACCTGACCGAGGATCGTCAGGACAATGTCGCTCGCCCGAGCGGCTTCACCGTCTAACCAGCAGGAGATTGAAGTATGGCTGCCCCGATCAAGACTGTCGGCGAGAAGGACCCCCGCCTCGCCATCAAGAAAGGCGACCGGGTACGCCTGCTTCTTCCCCTGTGGGATGGCATCCAGCGTTTCGAGGCCGGCGAGGAAATCGTCTGGACCCTCGAGACGCCGCCGACCGTTGAGCAGGCGTGCTTCGCGCACGAGAAGGAGACGCCGCTCGACGCTCCCGCCATGACCGATGGCCGTCCGCCGGAGGGTTACATCGACCCCCGGACGGGCCTCCCCTACGTCGCAGCTCAGGCTGTCTAACCCTCACGGGGCCGGTCTCACGATCGGCCCCGTCCATTTTCTTGGGAGCGCCCCATGACCGCTATCACCCGCAACGTCTACATCGACGGTCAGCGCATCCCCGTTGTGGAGCGTGACCCCAGCATCGCGGCCAGCCCGCGCAACTGCCACACCGGCGCGAACCCGGCCTCGGTCTCGACCGATGGCACCGACGCCACGCCAGTCGTGACCGAAATGTATATGGCCGAGGTGGCCGTGCCGTTCCTGACGACCGTGACCGGCATTGCCGTGTTCAACGGGTCGGTGGCATCCGGCAACATCCAGATCGGCCTGTTCGATGTCAACGGCTACCTGCTGGGCACGACCGCCAGCACGGCTATGTCGGGCACCGACGCCTATCAGAGCGTGGCCCTGTCATCGACGGTATCGATCCCCGCCGGCACCTACTATGTCGGCGTGCAGATCGACAACACCACGGCGCGCTTCAACACCCATACGCTGGGCAAGTTCGGCGCCGGCAAGATCACGGGTGGCACCTACGGCACCTTCAACAAGGTGACCGTCCCCACGACCTTCACGACGGCCCTCGGGCCGATCGCCAGCCTCTACTAGGAGCCGACATGGCCAGCATGGAACTCACTGCCGAGCAGGCAGCGGAGGCGATGGCGCCTGAGCCGTACACGCAGCGCTGGGCGGTCTGCGAGACCTACCTGTCGAAGGAGGCCCTCGAGGCCATGGGCATCACCGACCCCATGAAGCCCGGCACGATGGTGCGCCTGATGGGCGTGGCCTGCGTGACCGCCTCGTCCCTCGACATGGAAGGCGAGAAGGCAGACGGCATGTCGCTGCAGATCACCGACCTCGAGGTGCGGCCAGAGGCGGCCAGCGCCAAGTCCATGTTCCCGAAATCCAAGATGGAGGAGTAGGGCGCCATGCAGCAGACCCTGATCTCGGTTCCTACAGCCAACTTCACGCGACCGGCCGATACCACCCAGTACGCGGTCGGCGACCTGGTTGCCAACTCCACCACGGCCGGATCGGTCGTGGCCATGTCGTGGTCGCCGTTCCCCGTCCGGGCCGGCGGCTGGATCACGGGCGCCCGCCTTCGCATCGACAAGTCCGATGTGACCAGCGCCTCGTTCCGCTTGCACCTCTATACGGCCACCCCGACGTTCGTGACGGGTGGCGATAACAGCGCCTTCTCGACGGTCGTGGCGACCGGATATGCCTCGTGGCTGGCCTCGTTCGACGCCACCCTGCAGGCGATCGACGCGGCTGGCGTGTCCGGCATCATGGCGCCGACGGAGGGCCTCGTAGCCCCCTGCAACTGCCTTCAGGGCGCGCTGGTGTACGGCCTGCTGGAAGCCCGCGGCACCTACACCCCTAAGAGCGCCTCCGTCCTGACGGTCGAGTTGCTGGTGGAGGGTAACTGATGCCCGCGCGGATGGTAGGCACGGCCTTCCAGAACGGTGCCGGGCAGCCCTACACCCCGACCGTGACGGCGGTGTCCGGGTCTCTGACCACGGTTGGCGCTGTGTCCTGTCGCTTCAAGCTGAACGGCAAGTGGCTGTTCATCTCGGGCAGCGTCGCCATCACCAACATCGGCACGGGTACCGGCGGCCTGAATATCACGTTCCCGAACGGCTACACGGCCAACGGCCCGCAGGTCATCGCGGCTCGAGAGGGCACGCTGTCGGGAAACATCCTGTACGGCTACGCGCCGGCCAATGCCAACGGCATCACCGTCTACACCGCGGCGGCAGCCTTTCCGGTAGCCAACGGCGGTTCGGTCGTGTTCAGCGGCTGGTTTGAGATCAACTAGGTCTGCGGAAGGGGTCGCGCATGTTCTCCGTAGACAACGTGATTGTCGCTACACTGGCCGAGTTCAAGGCCCTGAACATCCGCCCCAACATGGTCGTGTCCAAGGGCAGGACATCCATCAATGACGGATGGGGCGGCGACTTCTACTGGTATCCTGGCGACACCACGACGGCCGATGACAACCAGGTCATACAGCCCACGCGGGGCGAGGCAGGCCGCTACCGACGCCTGCCGCTCAATGGCCCCTCGCTGTCGATTGATGGCGTCACGCCCAGCGTCTCGGTCAATTTCGTTACGGCCTATCCGGGCAAGTCGGCCATGTACGTCAAGCCGACCGCGGCAAGCGCCACGCTGCCCGAGATTGCCCACTACATCGAGTTCCATTCGACTGTCGGGTACGCCAACCGGGCGACGGCCTACAAGATCGGGCTGGGCGGCCTCACAATCGACGACTCGGTTGCGGCCGGGAACTCCGCTGACCTCTACGGCATCAACTTCGTGGTGCACGGCTACGGCGGCACGGGCGGCAACCTGCTGGTTGGCTGCGAGATCGACGTGAACAACCTCGGCGCCCATGCAACGTCGCTGGGTGACCCGTCCGGCGTCTACGGATATGCCGTCGCGATTGGCGGCACCTACAAGGGCACGGCGGCTTTCTGGTCGGCGGGCATTCCCGGGGCGGGCTGGCAATACGCCTTTGCGGCCAGTGGTGCTGTTGCCTTCTCTGGCTTCTACGACACCAGCAATTCGCCGATTGTCCTTTGCGGTGTCGGCACCCACACGACCGGCGTCGATTTCACCTCGGCCACCCTGACCACCGCCTTTGCCAGCACCGGCTTTGCTGTGACCGGAACGGGCAACATCTCGGCTCTCAGCGCCACGGCCATCCCGGCCGGCGGCACCGCGGGAGCGGGGTACAAGTTCAGCAGCACGGCCAACTTCGGCATCTTCTTCGGGAGCGGGGCGCCCACGCTGTCTGCCGCGAAGGGATCGCTTTACCTCCGCTCCGACGGGTCCAGCACCAGCACGCGCTCCTACATCAACACCGATGGAAGCACGGCCTGGACCTCGATCACGACGGCAACCTGAGGAACCCATGATCGACTTCAGTCACGCAGTGCACGACCTCGACGGCGAGCCGATGAAGGACCCGGCTGGCAAGGTCGTCACGATCGGAAGCCTTGTCGAGACGGCCCTGATGCTGCCCTACGACGACGAGCGCAACCTGGCGGGCGAGGAGAAGGTGCACCGCGCCGTGCTGGCCATGCGTATCCACGCCGGCCCGGTCGAACTCACGGCCGAGGACATCGCGCTTTGCAAGAAGACAGTGGGCAAGGCCTACCCGCCGCTCACCGTCATGCGGGTCTGGGAAGTCCTCGACCCCGCCAGCGTCAAGTGACGTAGGGCGACGCCATGGCCGACATCTCGCTGATCCTGGCGATCGCCTTCGGCATCCTGACCGCGGTACCCGGACTGTTGCCTGCCGCAGGCCTCGCGCTGGTGACATGGAGCCGGGTGATCTCGGGCGTGGGCTGGCTCGGCTACGGCGGCGGCGTGGTGCTGTCAGGTGGACAGGTTCCCCATGAGGCTCTGCCGGGCATCCTGCTGGCCCAAGCCGGCTATGGGTTGGCCGTGATGGCCATCGCATTGCAAGCGTGCAGGGACCGATGAATGGAAACGATCAAGCCATTGATGGACCTGGTCGCCGGGTTCGGTACGGCATCTCCGGTCATCGGTCTGATGGTGTGGCTTTACTGGCAGGAGCGCAGCGAACGGCGGGAACTGTCCGCGCAGGTCATCAAGCTGACCGTGGATCAGATCGAGAGCGAGAAAGAGATGACTGCGGCCATCAACATCCTGAGCGCCAAGGTAGCAAAATGAACTGGCTTCGGCGGGCGCCCAGCCCTGAAAAGGTGGCCGTCGATGAAACCGTCCAGAAATTGAGCGTGGTTCGCGAGAAAAGGCGGAATGCCTTGCGTGAACTGGTCCGCAAGCTGGACGAAATCCCGCTGGATGATGGCTTGGTGAAGATCGGCGACGACCTCGCCCGGACACCAGAGGGAGGGCATTGATGGACAAGTGGCACCTGGTCAACGCCTCGCAGGCACTGGCTTTCCTGTCGTTCTCTGGGTTGATGGTCTGCCTTGCCCGCCTGCGGAAGTCAGACTTTCCGGCGCACTTGGTAGCCTTTGCGCTGATGCTGCTTGGCACGCTCCTGCGTGAGGTGACGGTCTACGTTTATGGCGTTGATGTGTGGGGGCACTGGGCCTTGATCCTGTCGTCCGTTGCCCGAGACGTGCAGATCGTCGGCGCCCTGCTGTTCCTGCGGGCGGTGACGCTGCAGCGATGCGGCGAATGGGTGTGGCTGGGCGCCCTGATGGCGGCCCTGCTGTTCGCTGCGGTGCTGCCGCCGTGAGGTGGTTGCTGCGCTGGCTGTGTGGCCCCTACCGGCCAATGAAGCGAGAGGACCTGCTGTGAAACTGAGCGAGCAAGGCGTGACCCTCCTGATCGAACGGGAGGGAATGAAGAAGCGCGCCTACACGGACACCAAGGGTATCTGGACGATCGGCGTCGGCCACACCGGCCCCGAGGTCTACGACGGCCTGTATTGGACCGAGGAACAGTGCCGCGAGGTGTTCCTGAAGGACGTGGCCCGGTTTGAGCGATCGGTAAACGATTGCGTGACCGTGTCGCTCGAGCAGCACCAGTTCGACGCGCTGGTCAGTTTTGCCTTCAACTGCGGTGAGATGGCACTGCCGCACAGTGGCGTGGTTGGCGGGCCGCCCTCGAGCATCCTGCGGGCGCTGAACGCGGGCGACTACGAGGGCGCCACGGTGGCCTTCAACAACTGGATGCGGGACCCCGAGGTTCGGACCCGCCGGGCCGCGGAACGTGAGCAGTTCGCCGGTCGGCACTTCCAGGCGCGCTACCCGTGAACCCGTACCTTGGAATTGGCTGCGCCGTGCTGGCCCTCGCACTCGCCCTGACCGGCACCCTGCTGAAGAAGGCGTGGTCGGACAACGGCGCGCTCGAGACGCAGTTGGCATCGGCCAAGGCCGTGATCGACCAACGCGAGAAAGACGCCAAGGAGAACGCCAAGGCGGTGGCGCAACTGGCCCAGAAGCTGGCCGACACCGAGACCAAGGTCGTGACGGTAACGGAGAAAATCTATGCCGCACCGAGGACTACGGCTTGCGTTGAGCAGCCTGCTATTCGCGCTTCCCTTGGCGGGCTGCGGGACATCTACGCCAACCCTCTACCGGCCGGCGATCGACGCCAGCCTCAAGTTGCCCTGCCGGGCGCCGGCCCCGCTGCCGGAAGTGCTCAACGATAACGACATCGGCGCCTATCTGATCCGACAGGCGCAGGCCTTCGTGGATTGCCGCGATCGGCATGCCGCGCTGGTCGAGCGCCTCGACGCTGACGGAGTGAAGTAATGGCCGTTTCTGACATCCTGTCTATCTGGCAGAAGGCGCTGACCAACGTCGGCGCCAAGTCCAACGTTGCGTCACTTACCGAGCAGTCGGCCGAGGCCGCGGCCTGCGCGATGAACTACGCCGACACGGTCATGGAGTTGATCCGCTCGGCCGACTGGAACTTCTGCCGGCGTCGCGTGGTGCTGACCCAGCCCGGCACGGTCGCCATGCAGCCCCAAAGCTGGGTCTACACATACACCTACCCGACCGGCTGCGTGGCTATCCGGGGCTTCGATTTCGGCGTCCCTGTTCGCTACTTCCCCTACAACGAAGTCCCCTACGAGGAGGGCTACGACAGCACCGCCGGCCGCGTGATCTGGATGAACGAGACGCCGGTCACCGACAGCGCCCCGGTGCTGGTCTACTCGCACTACGTCTATGACAGCGCCACGGGGACACTGGACGCCACGTTTGACGACGGTTTCAAGAACGCGGTCGAGTGGGGGCTGGCCTCGGCGATCGGCCCGGCGATCGGCGCCAGCGCCCGAGCGATCCAGCGCGCCGACCAGGGGGCTGAGATTGCCCGCCAACGCGCCATGGCCACCAACGGCAACCAGCGTTCGCCCCTTAGCATGGACCAGTCTCCGGCCGAGAGCCTGCTGGTGCGCGGCATGCTTGATCCCTACCAGATCCCGTACCCGAACACGCCCTGATGCCCAACACCATCCAGCCGTCCTTTGCCGCGGGTGAGGTCTCGCCGCTCCTGTACGGCCGCGTCGATCTTGCGAAGTACCGCGTCGGCCTGAAGACGATGCTCAATTTCTTCGTGCATCCGCAGGGCGGCGCGTCGAACCGTTCCGGCACCGAGTGGATCGGCGAGGTGATCGACAGCGCCTCGCTCGGCCGGCTGATCCCGTTCGAGTTCTCGACCGTCCAGACCTACGTCCTCGAGTTCGGTGACGTGAAGATGCGGGTCATCAAGGAGGGGGGCTACGTCCTCGAGGGCTCGCAGAACATCACGGGTGCCACGCAGGCCAACCCCTGTGTCGTGACCTGCGCCGGGCATGGATACTCCAACGGCGACCGGGTCTACATCACTGGCGTGCTGGGCATGACCCAACTCAACGGCCGGTACTTCACCGTGGCCAACGTGGCAGCCAACACGTTTGAATTGTCGGGCGTCAACTCGACCGGCTACACGGCCTACTCGTCGGCGGGGTCGGTGGCGCGGGTCTACACGGTGGTGTCGCCGTTCGCCCTGGCAGACCTCAGTACGCTCAAGTACGAACAGTCTGCCGACACGATGACCCTCACGCATCCGAGTTATGCGCCCCGATCGTTGACACGCTCTGGCCACGCCTCATGGACATTCTCGACCATCTCGTTCACGCCGACCACGGCAGCGCCCACCAGCTTTGCGACGACGGCGGTCGGCGCCACCTACGTCTACGGCATCTCGGCCATCAACGACACGACTGGTGAAGAAAGCCTGCCCCTGACAGGGAGCTCCGCAACCCGCACGTCGCAGATCACCTGGACAGATGTGGCGGGCTGCTCGCTCTACTACGTCTACACGTCACAAAACGGGACCTGGGGGTTTATCGGGCGCAGTGGTTCCGGCACGGCCGGCTTCACCGACGCGAGCATCACGCCGGATTTCTCGATCACGCCGCCCAGCGCCCGCAACCCGTTCAGCGGTGCAAACAACTATCCAAGCTGCACATCCTACTTCGACGGGCGGCAGTGGTTCGGCAACACGACCAACAACCCGCAAACCCTGTGGGGGTCTGCCTCTGCCGCCTTCACGAACATGAGCGTCAGCCAGCCTGCCAAGGACAACGACGCCATCACCCGCACGCTGGCGTCACGGCAGGTCAACGCCATCAATCACATTGTCGGCCTGACCAACATGATCGTGCTGACCACGGGGGCCGAGTGGAAGGTCTCTGCCGGTGCCGCCGACGTGGTGACCCCGGCCCAGTTCGTGGCCCGTCCGCAGTCCTACAACGGCTCGTCCGACATACGGCCGATCGTCGTCAACTCGACGTTGCTCTACGTCCCGGCATCGCGCCAGAAGTTGCGGACGATGCAGTACGAGTGGGCGGCCGATGTGTGGACGGGTGCCGACGTGTCGCTGCTGTCGTCGCACCTGTTCGAGACCTACCAGCTTACGAACATGCAGTACGCCAAAGACCCGCACTCGATCATCTGGGGCATCCGCGCGGACGGCACGCTGCTGGGCTTCACCTACCTGCAGGAGCAGGATGTCTACGCCTGGCACCGGCATACGACCACCAATGGCACGTTCGAGGATGTCTGTGTCGTGCGCGAGGGCATCGAGAGCGCGGTCTACTTCATCGTGAAGCGGACCATCAATGGCCAGACAAGGCGGTACGTCGAGCGCCTGCATACCCGGACCTTTTCCGGCATCGACCGGGCGTGGTTCCTCGACTGCGCCAAGGAGATCAACACGGCGGGTGCGACGGTCGATGGCCTGTGGCACCTGATCGGCGAGGAGGTCTACGCCCTGGCCGATGGCATCGTGCGCGGCCCCTACACCGTGAGTGCCACGGGCCAGATCACCCTGCCGGCATCGGCCGCCTACAAGATTGTCGGCAAGATATTCCCCGCCTGCGACCTCGAGACCCTGCCGATCGAGTGGCAGGACGGCGAGGGCACGATGCAGGGCCGCAAGAAGCGCATCGACCACGTCAAGGTGCGCCTGAAGAACAGCGCCAACCAGGGCGTCTATATCGGCCCAACGGGCGGGCAGGGGTCGATCCTTCTCTACTTCGCGAAGTCCAAGGACCTCGTGAACCCCCTGGCCACGGCCCCGTCCACCAATCCATTGCTGATCACCGAGGACATGCAGGTCATCCCGGCGCCCTCGATCGACTGGACGGGCACGGTGCTGGTGCGCCAGATCAACCCGCTCCCCATCACCGTCACCGCGATCATGCCCGATGTCTCGGCTGGTTCGTAGGCGCCTGCGGACGCTGGATTTCAGGCCGTCGCTGCCCACCGATGCGCTCGAGCTCGGGCCGCGGCTGACGCCGGAGGACCGGCGGGAGGTTGAGGCCATGAGCAATCTCGATCCGCGCATGGCCCTGATGGAGGGGCTGGTCTGGTCGGCCGAGACCTGGACGGCCCGGATCGACGGCGAGGTGGCCTGCATGTGGGGCGTGCGGCAGGCCGACGTGCTGGGCTGGACTGGCGTCCCGTGGATGCTGGGCAGCGAGGCCGTGGCTGCCAATGCCTCGACCCTGCTCAGGCAGTCCCGCCTGATCGTCGATCGGTGGCGCGGCATGTACCCGGTCCTCCGCAACATGGTCGACGCGCGGCACCATCGATCTATCCGGTGGCTGCGGTGGCTGGGCTTCACGATCGGCGATGCCCGCCCGATGGGCTTTGCCGGCCTGCCGTTTCACCCTTTTGAGATGAGGACCTGAACATGTGTCTCCCCGCCGCCGCTGTCGCCACCATGAGCCTCGTGGCCACCGCGGCCAGCGCCGGCCTCGGCTTCATGGGGCAAATGCAGCAACAGCAGGCTGCATCCGCGCAGGCCAACTACCAAGCGCAGGTCGCCCGGCAGAACCAGCAGATCATGGAGGCCAACGCCAAGCAGGCGGAATGGCAGAAGAACGACGCCATCGAGCGCGGCAAGGTCGCCGAGCAGCAACAGCGCACCAAGACCTCGCAGATGCTGGGGCAGCAGGAGGCACGCCTGGCTGCCCAGGGGACCGACCTGTCGGGCAGCCCGACCGACATCCTGGCCGATACCTCGAGGGCCGGTGAGTTCGACGCGCTCACCGTCCGCAACAACGCCGTCCGCGAGGCGTGGGGCTACGACACGAAGGCCTGGAACGCTCGCGTCGGGGCGAACAACTACGGCACCGAGGCGGCCTTCAAGAGTTCGTTCCAGCCGTCCTACATCGGTGCGGGCGCCTCGCTGCTGGCCGGTGCCTCAAGCCTCGCCGACAAGTGGTCGCGCTTTCAGGACGTGGGCGCGCTGGGCGGTGGCGGCGGTGATGCTTACTCCAACAGCACTTGGGCGTCTGCTGCGGGTGCAGTCGGCAAGTATGGAACGGTGACCGTCTGATGGCCGTTATCCGCACCAACCCGATCGGCGAGGCTGTCGCCCGGCCGGCCGCCGACATCAACCTCACGCCGCTCACGATCCCGGCTATTGGCGACCTCACGGCTTTCGGCGGCAACCAGGCTCGCGACCTACAGGTGGCCGGCGCCTATCTCGACAAGGCGTCCGACAGCCTCGGCAACATCGCCCTGCGTATGCAGGCGGAGGATAACGAAACTAAGGCCCGCGAGATCGACACCGAGTTCAACACGGCTTTGCGTGGCGTGCTGTACGATCCCCAAAATGGGTACTACGCCAAGCGCGGGAAAGACGCCTACGACTCGACGGTGCCTACCCTCAAGGCCATTGACGAATTGCGTGGCGAATATCTCGGACGGGCCGGTAACAACAAGCAAATGCAGGCTATGCTGGGGCGCGTCCTGCAGGCCCGCATTGATGGCGTGTCTGACGGCATTGCCCGGCATTCGTCTGTGCAGCGATTGGCGTGGATTGACTCTGCCCAGAAGGCGGTGATCGATGATGCCAAGGAAGCCGGCGCCACTTACTTCAACGAAGATAAACTGCGCGATCAAGAGTATTTCAGGGGCCGCAACTCGCTGATGGAGGACGCGCAGGCCAAGGGCGAGCCGCCCGAGGTCGTGACCCGCCGCCTCAAGGACTATGACAGCGAGTTCAATTCGCGTGTCGTGCGTCGGTACATCAGCACCGATGATCCGGTAGGTGCCCAGAGGTACTACCAGGCCAACATCACCAAGTTCCAAGGCGACGACAACATCAAGCTGGAGCGGGAAATCAAGGATGCGGTAGAGAACCGCCGCGCCCAGCAGATCTCCCGGATTGCCGTGGCCACTGGGGGGGTGTCCGCCGACTATAATGCCCGGGTGGTTCGGGCCGAGGGTGGGACGCCAACGGTTGAGAACAGCATTGGCGCGCTGGGCAAGTACCAGTTCATCCCACAGACCTATACCGGGTTGGCCCAGCAGACCGAGTGGGGCAAAGGCAAGTCGCAGGCAGAGGTCCGGCAGATGCTCTTGTCGCCCGATGGCGGCGAAGCCAAGCAGGACGAACTCAAGCGGATGTATGACGACAACAGCGTCCGCGCCCTGCAGTCGGCTAACGTTCCAGTTAATGACCTCACGCTCTACACGACGCACTTCCTTGGTGTGGGCGCCGGTCCCGCACTGCTGAAACTGCCGGACAACACCCCGCTCAAACAGGGGCTAGTGCAGGCCCATGGCGGGGATGAGGGTTTCACGGCAAAGGTTTATGCGGCAAACCCGTTTCTGGCCAAGGTAGACACGGTTGGCGATCTCAAGGCGCTACTTGCCCAGCGCATCGGCGCTCCGCTGGACCTGTCCCGTTCCGGTACACCCCAAAAGCCAAACCTCGACGCCATGCTGGCCAACGGTATCGCGCTGGCAGGCGGCGACCTAGACCTGCAGGATAAGGTGTCAGCCCGCATCAAGTCGGAGTATGCGACCCGGTATGCACTGTATCAGCAGCAGATTGCGACCGTTGAGCGGGCTGCCTTCGGCCACATCGACGCGGGTGGTGGCATGGAAAACTTGCCGCCGGAAATCCGGGGCGCTCTCGACTCGGACGGCTTGGCGAAGGTGCGGCAGTACGAGGACAAGGTGCTGGAGAAGCGCAAAAAGGATAATGCCGAAACGGCCGCAAAGGGACTTACCGACCTGGAGGTGGCGGGCCAGTTGACCACCGAGGACGTGAAGAAGGCGCAGCCGTACCTGCCGGCAAGCGAATATCGGAACTGGCAGAAAATCGCGTCAGGCGAAGATCGCATGGATGATTCCGCCACCTATGAGCGCATCCAGCGCGGCATCGGCATCCGCGATATGCGCGACGACATCTTCTCAGCGTTCAATGCGGGCGACTTGAGCAAAGGAACTCGCGCGGCACTGTTGGCCAAGAATGACGACTTTCTGAAGCAGAATGCGCCGGCCACTCCCTACAAGGTCAACCACGACCGCATCACCCGATCGCTGGATCCGGGCCTCATGGGCACCGGCATCAGCCGGGAGATTTATGGCCGGGCGGTCAAGGAGTTCGACCAGTACGTCGCCGCCAATCCGGGCCGTGAAGGAGAGACCCCCGAGCAGTTCAGCAAGCGCATCAGCGACTTTGCCGAGGACACCATCAAGCGACACCAGATCATCAACACCCAAGAGATGGCGGTCAGTAAGCCTGTCCCGGTAAACACGCCATTCAATCGCGGCGAAATGACCAGCCTTCCAAAGAGTGAGGCGACCAAGCGGATCATCGGCGCCTACGGAGAACTGTCGCGCAAGTTTGAAGCTGGGCAGATCACCGAGGACCAATTCAACCGCGATGCCATCGCCTTGGAGGATTGGCGGAACTTCGTCCAGTCGCGTCCCGAAACCCCAGCGCCGAAGAAGTAAACCACCATGGCCGATCCGAACCAGGGCGCGCAGCCGCTCGAGATCACGATCACCCCCAAGCCGGGCGGCTTTGCACCGGACATTGCCAGCGAAGGCCCGGCCGCGGCCCCGCCCCGCGAGTTCGGTCAGGACCCCGGGCAGGCCGAAGGAGAGCAGCAGGGCAGCTTTGGCGATGCGTATTTGCGTATGGCGCAGCTACAGCAGGGCAGGGCCGCCCGCGAAGCGTTGGAACGCCTGACCGCTGGGGAGACCAGCACCGCCTCCCGGTCGAGTTCGGGAGCGGCTGCAGGCCCCGGTATCCCCGAGCCGGGCACTCCGGCCGGTGCCGTGACGCGCAGCCTTGCCACCCGCGTCCTGTCGGGGGCGGGCGACGTTGCCATGGACGTAGGGCGCGGCGTCATGCAGGCCCCGCGAGCCGTGGTGCAGGGGGCAGGGCAGGCCGTTTACGAGGTATTCAGCGCAGCCGACAGCCTTGCCACCTGGCTCAATGAACATGTGGCCGACCTAACCGTCCCAGTCCCCAAGACTGGCGTGGACGCCATCGACAACACGCTGGCCAACCCGGCTAAGAGCGCGGCCAAGGTAGGCAAAGCGGCCGGTAGTGCGCTTGGCTCGGCCGAACCGGATACCGTGACGGGCGGTGTCGTGCATGACGTGGCGCAGTTCCTGACCGGCATGGCCATGGGCGGCAAGCTGCTGAAGGGCGCCGGCATCACTCTGGAAGGGTTCGGCAAGGTCGCGGCAACGGGCGCCTTCTCTGACTTTGCTGCCCGCGATCCCGACGCCAAGCGGCTTG